AGATGAGACACCAAGGCTAACACCAGATTCGATAAAATTACGAACGATGTTACCATAAGGTGTGTCTAGAACTCTTGCTTTACCAACAAATCTATTATTTCCATCTTCTTTCAATGATTCAATCTTGATACATACACGCTCAAGATTAATAGATGGTGTGTCTGGGTGACCTAGTTCGCCCAAAGCACGATTGGTTTGAATATATTCTTGTGTGTAGCGACCAACTTCTTCACGCAATGTATCAATCTTATACATTCTGCGGTTCTTGTTAGCCTGCTCACCGACCAAGAAGATGCCTTCAATATAAAGATTCTTCTTGCCTGATTCTGTGGTCTCTGTTAAATACTTAACGTCTTCAACCGTTTCTGTAATGAGTTTCATTTTAGATGTTATCCAAGTTAGTTGAATATGTTGCTTGCTTAGACAATTCAATAACACATGAACCACCTGTCACAACAGTAACGACAACATTACCAGTGTTAGTGTTTGCTACTGAATATCCTAGTTCATCAAAATACATGTCACCAGATTGTGATAGTGCCAACATTGGTGTTGGTGTAGCACCACGACCAATACTGATATATCCGTTTGATGACCATTGAATGCGCTTGATGTTTGCTGATGTTACAGTTTCAAGTTGAGTGTTTGTTGAAAGGTTGGCTAGTGTAATTGTATATGTGCCAGGATCAACGACACGAATAACACTTGTGCCTCTCATCGAATTTGTTACTTCGTATGCCATTTATTTAATTCCCATTGATTTGCGGCGGCGTAATGACATTTTTCTTTTTAGTAGAGTTCTGTTCAATTTAGCCTTACCTTTTGTTTTCCAGTATCTTTTAAGTTTTCTTGCCTTATTAATTCTTTGCATCGCTGGAATTCTTTTAACTGTGTTTCCAGAGATTCTGAATCCTTTAATAGCGGAACGCTTAACGTTTCTCTGGACAATAATTCTGCCCTTAGCGTTTCTGCGGATGCGTCTACGAATCTTTTGAATTCGTCCCATGCGTTGAATATTGGCTTCAGCAATTTCTTCCACTTCTTCATATATATCTGCGGCAATAATCTTCTTTACTTCCACGAGTCTCTTCTTTGCAAGTTCTTCAAGTTGCAAATCAATAAACTCTTTCGCATCAGCGAATCTGCCTTGACCGATTAAATCAACTAATCTCATTTGGCCTTACTGAAAGCAAAGTCAGATGCTTTAGAGAAATGTTCAGGCGACTTGTGTACCATATCAGCAAACTTTTTCTTGTTCACATCATTCAATGCTTTATGCACTTGTGTGATGGCTGATGCAGTATACATGTCCACTCTACGGGTGTGACCGGAAGCAAACTTAACTGTCTGTGCAGACTTACCAGCAACAATCTTATGGAGTGTATCCATAACTGCTTCATCAATCTGCACTTCCTCTTGTAGTTCTTCAACACTTTCTTGTGCTTGAATCATGTCGGCTTTATCGCCAACGAATGGAATGCTAAAATATTTACCAAGTCTATCATTGTAGTATAGAGCAATCTTGGTATTATTTGGATAGATACGAATCGCTTGTCTCTTCAAAAGCAACACGAATGGTGGTGCTTTATCAGGATTATCAGAAGCGGCTTCTACGATTTCTTCCACTTCAACTTCTTCGCTTACTGCTTTACGAGCCGTGCGATAGATTTGTGGATTATTTGTAATCAAGTCTACCATTTTGGTAAACATGTTTTGAATGATTTGTCTGTCAGCGTTATTGAACGATGGATGTTCCTCACCCATCTTACCAAGAATTTGGTGAAGTCTTTGTAGTTGTGCTTTGTTAGCCAAGCCTGCACGAACAAGTGCATCGAACTTTGTGAAGTCCTGTTTCTCTTCTTCTACAACTACTTTTTTAAATTCTTGTAGTGATTTCATTCTGCTGGTGTTTCTTCGGCTGCTGGTTCTTCCACTTTACCATTGAAAAGTGTTGAACCGATTTCTTGTTTCTTTGCATCCAATGCTTCTAATGCTTTTGCAGAAAGAAGTTCGCTGATACCATCTTTGGCTTCAGCACTTTGTCCTGCGCCTAGCATATCAATAATTTGTCTTGCATCCATAATTTACTCCTTATTTCATATTTATTAGTTTACCAAAACGACTTACAGCGTTATCTAGTTCTGGTGTATCGCCCTCAGCAGAGCCTCTATCAGTCACATTATCTTCTGGTGGATAATTGTCTGGGTCTAACTGTGGTTGTTGTGGTTGTTCAGGTGGCAAAGGTCTGCCATCTGGTCCAAGTGGTTGTGGTTCAGGTTCAGAATCAATCTGTTTCTGCATTTCAGCAATCTCTTCATCCGATAATTGCAATACATTTTTCTTGACCCATTCTTGTGAGTAATATCTACCAACATATGGATCAATCTGACCTAGCATTTGTAGTCTTTGTTGCAACAACTCAGCATCACGCAATTCTGTGAAGTTGTTGTCTTTCTTAAAGTCATAGTAAATGTTTTCTCTAAATTCGTCCCATTCTTCTTGGGTACAAATACCTTTGAGAGCCAACTGTGTTTTCAAAGCATGGTCAAACACTTGTGTAAATTTGTTACGCAGTTTAGTGATGAACTTCATAAACTTCAATTCATCACGGGTAACTTCGGTTGTTCTACCAAGACCAACTAAACCACCACCTTGTGGTTCTAATCGTGAGTATGGTACGCTTAGTGATTGTAATAGTTTCTTCTGGAAGTATTGCACATCTTCTAACTGACCTAAGTTTTGACCAGCAGCCAATGTAGTAATCTCTGTACCCTTACCACCTTCACGGCGAGGCAACCAGAAGTCTTCTAACATCGACATGTGTTTGCGGTCATCACGCAATTCACCAGTCTGTGCATCATACACCATTTTGTTACGATACTTGACCATAACATCACGCAGATATTGTTCTGCTTTACCTTTTGGTAAGTTACCAACGTCAATATAGAACACACGGCGTTCTGGCGCACGGCTGATACGATAGATAACTACCGCATCTTCAATCATACGCAATTGGTTCAATGCCTTAATTGCTTTGTGTAGATATGAAATAACAAATGTGTTCTTTGCATCCATCATACCAGAGTTCACATTGATAACTGAATCTGGTGAAATTCTTAGACCGCTGTTGGTCGATGCTGAATAACCTTGTGTTGAAATACCACGGTCATTATAAATGTAGTAATCTGCCATTGACTTGATAACATCTGCACCAGTCTTTGGGTCTTTACCTTTTTGAATCTCACGCACTTTACGAATCTTGCGTGGATCAATATATCTTAATTCTTTGATACCCTCTTTAGGGTTTCCTTCATTAACAATAATATGGTAGTAAATTCTACCATCAATATACCAACGTCTGAAAATGTCATCTGCCATATTCGAGAAGTTCATCATCTTCAATACATTATCAAACTCTTCACGAATTTTTTTCTTAATTGTTTCCGGTTGTTTTAGTTTATCTAAGATAATGTCAACAACTCTACCATCATCATCATGTGTGATTGCTTCATCAACAATCTCTGTAATTGCCATATCACACTCTGGGTGATTCGACATTTCACGATAGCGTGTGATTAGTTCTAGTTCATTGCGAACTGAACCTTCTAAGTCTACATATGTGCCGTAGTGTGCATTTTGTGTAATCGTTACTGCGCCATCATCCAACGCTTGAGTTGGAAGCGCAAATGAGGACTGCTTAGGGTCCTCTTTTTGGATGATATCTTTTTCACCCAGTGTAAAGCCAAATAGTTTTATAGCCACTTATAGTTTCCTTTTATCATTATGTATGAGAGGAGGAACCGTGTGGTTCCTCCATCAAATTAAGCCACCAAATCGTCAGCCGATTCCCACCATTGATATGACAAGTTAACTGTAAATTCTTCGATAGTATCGTTAGAACCCCAGTCTACATCAATAGTAGATAAGTCTGTTGGGAATAAACCAATAAACTTGTACTTCTTCAAGGTGTTTCCACCTTTACCATATTGTCTTACTTCACCATCTACTGTATAACCATTAGGTGTTGAAGCGGCAGGATTACGAACGTTGGTTGCATGACTATTCATACCATTCATCCAGCGTTCAAATGCATTACGAATAACAAAATCTTCATCGTTGATGATTGTAACTGACCA